TTCAGTGGTACTTTGTACTTGTTTGCAACTAGAGATGGTAAGACTTTTGTTAGTTCGAATGCAGGCAGTTCTTGGACCGAATTGAATCCTGGAGCAGTTTCTCGTGAATGTAAAACAATGGAAGTTTATAATAATACAGTATGGCTACCTGCCACCCCTGGAAGCGCTAACGGCGGAATATCTTGGACTGTTGGCGGTGGCGCTGTTGCAGTTGCTGCTATGCCCAGAGCTGAAAAATGTGTAGTTCATAAGAACAGGTTATATTTATGTCCCGGAAATACGGCAACTTCTAATGCATCTCGTCTCTCGTTTTCAGCATCGGCCGATTTTACTACATGGCCTGGTACTAATTTTATTGATGTACAGCCTGGTGATGGCGATACTCTCAATAATGTGGTCGTCTATCAAGATAATCTACTACTTTTTAAAGGAGAAAGTACTCATGTTCTTGCATACGATTTAGATCCTGCTGATGCGATTCTTCGTGAAATTAATCCTGTAGTTGGATCTGATGGTAGTCTAGGAGTAGTTCAGTATGAAAATACGGTGTATGCTTTGCACCGTAACAAAGTATACGAAATTATTAATTATAACTTTTCTCTTCTAAATCTCAAAGTGCCCCTTGTATTTGATAACTCATTACCTACAGGTACTACAACGAGATATGAAAATCAACATTTAAGTATTTTAGGAGAACGTCTTGTTGTTAGATACTATAACCGTACCTATTCTTTCCAACTTCGTACTAAAACCTGGGGAGAATGGTCAAAAACTGATGATACCTCAACCATTGAATGGCATATATTCGGTCCACTCATTAGAGCACGTGATCTCACTGGATCAGGGCTTGATTCTTATTACACGGGATACTCCTTCGACGTCTCTTCCGGAGGCTATAAAGTCATTAAGATCATTGATGGTAGATCAAGTGGTACTTCCGAAGGACTAGGTACTCATAAATTTTACTGTGTAGCGACTACTAAAGATTATGATATGGCTGATCCTGTTAGATACAAGAAATTGTTCTGGTGGAGTGCGGATGTAATTACAGGTAAAGATGTTACTGGATTTGCTACTCCTATTACTTTGATTAACTCAACTACATGGGATGCTTTAAATGGTGAAACATGGGCTGACTTGAATACTTGGGAGAATCCTACTGCTGGTGCAAATAGTTTTCAAGAGACTATTACAGGTGATGATATTGCTAACACTAATAAGTTAATCAAATTCGGAAAAACAATGAGATTCAGAAAGATTAACTTTTCTTTACGATTAGAGACTAATGGAACTACAGCACAACCTACTAAGATTTTTCAATATGCAGCTGTGGTAGGTATCAAACAATTGGTGAGTGCTAGGATTTCATAGTGTGAAAAGGGGGAAGTAAAATTATTTATCAAGGTAAACAATTTCTTCCTTATGCCGCTGGAGATAAAATTTACGGTGGTGGAAGGGATGCTCCTAATATTGGTCCTGTAGACCCTTCTGGCCACAGAGAGAGGGATTTAAAATACCAAGCTAGACGAACGGCAATGTTACGCAGATTAAAGGCAGTTAGTAGTGGTAACCAAATGAGTGCTGATGTGGGGAGGATAATTTAATGCCTATTGATAATTCAGGTGGAAGTAGCATTGGTGCTAGTTTTGGTTCTGCTATTTCTAAGGCACTTAAGCCTAGATCGGCTGGTAGTTCTGTAGGTAGGGCTGTTTCTAGAGCATCTAGGAGTAGTAGGACGCGTTCTCGGAGCAGTGGGGGAGGTACTAGGTATTCTATTCCTGAAAATAGGGGAGGTGGAAAATCTAGGGGTGGAGGTGGTCGTCCTGAGATGTCCATTCCTGAAAATCACTATAACACACCCAAAACAGGTATTCCGGATATTAATGCTTTCTTAGGTACTGATGCTGCATATCAAAATGTAGTACGGGGAGGAAAGCGTAGCTTAGCTGATTTTTTAAGTGAATTAGGTCGCCGACGCGGAGAAGCTGGAACTCAGTTTACTCAAACTAAGGCAAGTATGGAACGTGATCGTGTTCAGCAATTAGAAGATTTACGCAATGAATTTGCATCTCGGGGTTTAATTCAGTCTGGTCTTTTTGGTGAAGAACAGGGAAAATTTCAGCAGCAATTTACTCAGCAATCTCAAGCTTTACAGCAGCAGCAGGCAGCTTTACTTGCTGATTTGATGTCTCAGGAAAAGAATTATCGTAGGGAACAAGATTTAGCTCTTGAAGCTGCAAAACAAGAAGCACTCGCACGACGTGCTGCAAAATTTAAGATTGGTGCTTAGTTTAAGGAGTAGTGATGGCAGGTGTTTTTCCCGGGCCTGACATTGCGGCCCTTTTAGAAAGATTAACTAGAACTCCACGACAGTACGCTTTAGGTGAACTTAAAAGAACTATTCCTTTTGTTGGTGGTCCTTTTTCTGCAACTACTCCTTCAATTCTTAATTCTCAACGAGGTGCTTCTCCCAGACCAACTCAGAATTACGGTAATATTGGTAATGCTTTTGGTAGTGCCGTTAGTGATGCAGTAACTCAATTAGGTCAGATGCAGCCACAGGATCCTCTGATGGCTCTTTATCAGCAACTATTGAGCCAACTTCAACAGCCTGTCAATATGCCCACCAGTGTTAATACTGCTGATTTAATGTCTCAGGTGCATAAGGTTATTGATCCTATTTACGATCAAAGATCTAAAACTGCGCAAGCGCAGGGTACTAGAAATCGTCAAGAAGTTAAAGATATGTACCGAGCTTTGTCTAACGATTATGAGAGATTGGCGCCACAACAAGCTGCACAAGCTGCTGATGCACAAAAACAAGTTGAGCAATTATATGGTCAATTGCGCAGCAATATTCAAGGTGACTATTCAAGGGTCTCAAATGAACAAGGTGAACTTTTTAAGCAATTGGGAATTGAAGCCGCTTTACCTGATGTACTACAAGAACAGCAAGCACCTGTGGCTGATGCTTTAACAGGTGCTGCTGAAAATCAGGCTCAACAAGCACAGAGATATATGGATATTGGACAAGCTGATCAAACTTATTACCGCGAAGGTTCTCCAAATGCCACTATGGCAGGTAATGAAATTTCAACAAATATGTTGGCTGAATTACAGGATTATTTAAATAACCTTGAAGCTGAACGAACTTCTGGTATTCAAGAAACTTATATGAATCAGTACAATCAAGCTCAAAATATGTTAATGCAGCAGCAGCAGATGGCTCAAGGTGAAGCAGGTCGCCGTCAAGGTATGCTGTGGGATATGTTACAAAGTCAATTACAAGGACGTAAACAGCAAGCGTTGACTCCTGACACTTATATGTCACAATTATCTCCTGATGCTCAGCAGGAGTTGGCGAATGCCTTTACGCGTCTTCAGCGTAGTCCTGAGGCTGTATATGGCAAGGTTGAAGATAAGCGTAATCCCGTTCCTGGTACTTTTGTAGATACGACTCCTCAGTGGTTTATGGCTCAAGCTGATGAAATGTTGCGCCGTGGTGAAATTGATGAAGAAACTCATCAGGAACTTTTAATGTACTTGCAGTTGTATTACGGTAAGAAGTAATTATGACCGATCAAGAACTAACTAATATTCTTGCTAACTTAGTTAGAGAGAATGCACGTAGAGGTCCTTTACCTAATTTTCAGCAAGTAGCTGGTTTATCTCAATCTGTCCTTTCAGGTGTTGGAATTCAAAATCCATATAAGTCTACTGAGGAGAATAATCGTAAAGATCCGCGTGGACCAGGTGTTGTTAATAGAATTATTGATCTTATGTCTCGACCGCTCTATGGGGTATTAAATCCTATTAAGCAAGAAATTCTCGAACATAAAGATGAAGATCCTTTAGTTGCAGGTATTCATGCAGCAACAGACTTTCTAAATCCTATGAAGACTGGACCGAATGTTGTAGCAGGTCTAACTGGAAAAGAAAAAACTACAGGTAGAGATATTGTTGAAGAAGTAGTTCCTGAAGGTTCTCCAGGTGCTGCTAAATTTGCAATTGGTATGGGTATTGATATCTTAGCTGATCCATTAACTTATCTTGGTGGAATCGGTCTAGCACCAAAATTAGGAAAAGCTGCTAAAGCCAGTACTGAAGCACTTAAAGCTGTTGAAGAAGGTACTGGAAGAACAGCTCAAAATTTAGTAGAAGAAATTTCCCGCAGAGCTGCAACACAGGCTAATAATCTCAACAAAGTAGATGAAGCAGTCCCTCCTCCGTCTAGTATTCCCACTCCTGTTTCTGATTTAAATGCTGCTACTCCGATGCCTGCCGGACCTCAATTAGCACTCCCTAGTGTTGCATCTGAAGTACCTAAAACTCCTATCGTTTCTAATCTTAGACAACATATTCCCCCATTAGCTCTTTCAGACAAGCCCTTCTCTGCCCTGCCCGACATTAAGCGGTTAAATGAGCAGATTATCAAGACAAAGAGCCCTGTGGCTAAGAACATTCTTAGGAAGCAAATTGAGAAACTTCAAGCTGGAGTTAAACCGGCAGACGCACTTACTGAAGCTAGAATTGCTCCTCCTCCTTTTCCTGAGTTAAGTATTAATGAACGATGGATTAATACAGCAAGAGAAGCAGCACAAGAGTTTCTTAAGAATAATAGAATTAGAAATATCAACCATGTAGGTCAGACAAATCTTTATAATAAAATTCTTCACGCAGCTGGTAAAGTGCGTAAAGATCGTAGAGCCTTTCACGTTTTTCAGATGCTTAGAATTGCAGAAGAAGAAGTTTTACAGGCTGGTAGACATCTAGTAGATGCTGAAGGTATTAGTGTTCGACTTAGTGACATTGCTAATCTGCTAGGTGGGCCTAAAGCTCTATCTTCTAAATTAGTGGATGACTTTAGAAAAGCACGTCCTTCCCAACGAATTGAAGATTTGAAGTCTTACACTACGCCACAGGTTGTTGCAGAAATCTTAGATCCTGTAGTTAAAACAGGACAGGATTTGGTGCCCTATGTTAAAAATCTACCTCCCAGTCAAGTACCTTCCGTAACTAGTGAACTAGCTACAGAATTGAGTCGACTTGCAGAAAAAGCAGGTGCTTCGTCGAGAGAGGCGAGAACAGCAAAAACTTT